TTCAAACATATCTTTATCTTTGTAAGCTTTATAAATCTTATAAAGATTTGTCACACTTGCTTTTGCTGATTGTGAAGCGGACCCAAATTTAGAAGAAATATTAATCTGTGAATCGCCTGAAGTTAGGTATGAATCATATAAACCTTGAGTAACACCTTTTGGAAAATTAATCTTGAAATCTGATATGTCATCTGTATTTACCAATGCTTTAATACCATCTAAAGCATTTCCTGTATAATCTCCATTAATCAATGCAATTGGTTGTAAGATCTCAGCAAAGTAATTTGTAATGCCGGTTTCAGATAGATTACCAATAGGAATTTGGATAGGATAATTACTTTTATTTTCACTTTCTATTGCTTGTTTTGTTGCAATATATAAACCAGATTCTTTTCCAAAAGCAGAACCAACTTGATTTAATATACCATCAAAAGTCAATCCTTCCATCTTCGTCAAGAAGTCAGATGGTTTTAAACCGGATTGTTCTTTTGCAGTTGCTTTCGATTTGTACTCAAAATAATTTGGATTAGAATTATCCCATTTAGTAGTTCTTGGTTTAATGTATTTTACGAATCTAACAGTATCACCTGATTCATTCTTAAACTCAACAACACCCAAGCCTGTTAAATTAGATAGAGGCTTGTTGACTGGAGTTGCATCAGTAACATCCCCCGCATCCTCTGGATTATCAAAAAATTCAACTTTCTGAAAGATAAGAATTTTTCCATCTTTATCTGTGAATGTTTCTCCTGGTTTTCTACCAGTTAAACCTTGAGCTTCTGTGATAAAATCTGTAAATCGTAACATTAAATTGCCTCTATCTTATACATCGAATAATTGAGTGTGACATCAGTTGTAATTGGGGTTACATCTGTAATTGATGCATCGTAAGTTAATGGAGAAAGAGCAGTTGGATAAACATCAATAAATGTAACTTTCGCCACCGGATTGTATTTATTTGACAAGATTAAAAGTGTAGCATCTGAGTAGATATTTGCTTTGTTTGATAGATTTGGATTTGCTCTTGCAATAGAACGATAAGAATCTAGATTTTCTGGATGACCTATCTTGAATAACCAATTATAGATTTCAATATAATTTGCAAGATTTTCTTGCACTATGAAATTCAAAACCAATGGATCGTAAGTTAACTTATCTCCAGGCAACTTTAAATCGAGTAATGGAGTTGGTTGTATAACTTCACCAAGTGTAACACCAGGAACATTTACGCTATAAGACCAATATTCAACATTTGGAAATTTATTGAATATAAGTTTAAATAAAGCTGGATTAGTTTGGTCTATCGATGAAGGATTAAATGCCATCTGATTCCTCTATTTCTATTACTAAATCGTCTATTCCTCTCCATAATCTATGGAAAACCATTTTAGGAATTGATATTTGTTTTCCTTTAATTAATTCCTGGGGAAGCGAATTATCTAATTGTATCTTCCAACCGATTCCTTCTAGTATTTTAACTCTTCTATCTTCCTTATCTCTATGCCAGATTAATTCGGAATCTTCAACATCTTTCGAGAAATGTCTTATGAAGGAATTATCTGATGTATTTTTTTGTGTGTAAGGCACGAAATACCTCTAATACTCTTAGATATAATTGAATCTTTTCTTGTTTAGTCATTACCAAAAGAATTTTCCTCCACCTTGTAATCCTAATTGTTTTGCGAATGCAGGAATTCTACAAGCCCAATATCCTGCTTTTGTTTTATCTTTCTTTTCTGCACATTTATGTCTAGCAGCAAATGACTTTCTTGCTTTAGGATTATTGATCTTTGCATTCAACCCAGAAGTATCACCAAATTGGACCTTTACAACATTTCCCTTATCATTCTTAACATATACATAGAATTTCTTAGAACCACCACGTTTTGGTGAATTTAATTCCACATCTTTCTCTTCTTCTAGAGGAAGATCTAATGGAACAGATTGTTCTTTTATCTTAACTATTTTTGCTTCTGGTGTAACCAAATTTGCTTCGAATTCTATTTCCGGAAATTCTTTTGACAGTTGTAGAAATTTTCTGAGGTTAGACATCGAATCGTCAATCAATCTAACACGAGAATATTTATTTGTATTGAGAAATCTTCTTATATATCTTGCTTTATTTTCTGCAGGAGATGCATCACCAGGTTCGTTTCCTGCTCTATATAGATGAACATCGTTTTTTATATCTATTCCATAACTTGCAAACTTTTTGATAATTGGATTTTTATCATTAAAATTTGCTCTTGCTGTTAAGATAATGACATCAGATCCAACTCGTTTAGCATTATTTAATATTGCTTTCAATTTAGCTATTAGTGGTCTTATTGGTTGCGATTCTTTTTCAAATTTGTTCGCATCTTTAAATTCAGAAAAATCAAAAGATTCTCCTGGGGCCAAAGAATAAGTATTGAATTCTTGATTTGTAAGCGTTTTAATTTTCTTTCCGTCTTTCAATACACCAATAGCAGCTGTTGTATGAAATAATGTATCATCTATATCAAAAATTGTTAAACCAGATTTAGATTCTTCTGTAATTTCTAGTTCTTCGTAATATATCCCAAAAGATCCTAAATCTGAGTCTAGAATCCATTCTTCTTGTTCAGTTAATTCTAAGTCATCTCTTCTATCTCTTGCTTCAGCGATAAGGTCCAAATGACCTTTTGAACCCCATCTAAAAATGGATTCATTAAGTCGAATTCCATTTTGGATGTGATAATCTAACGCATTTTCTGAGATGTACTTCTTGAATGATTGCATATAGAAGTATTTATAATAAATACAAATTATGACACATTGGTTATATGAGAATAAAGAAATAGAAGATATTCCTGAAGGATATTTTGGATTTGTATATTTGATTACAAATACAAAAACAGGAAGAATGTATATTGGTAAGAAACAATTTAATTCTTACCGTTCAAAGAAAATAAAAGGCAAAACAAGAAAGAAAAGATTCGTTCTTGAATCTGATTGGAAAGATTATTGGGGATCTTGTGAAGAATTGAAAGAAGATATTAAGATTTTAGGAGAAGATTCTTTCAAGAGAGAGATTCTTAAATTATGCAAAACACGTGGTGACTTAACTTATTCAGAAGTAGAATTTCAAATAAAAAAAGACGTCCTAACAGCTTTAGATTCTGAAGGACGTCGTTTATATTATAATTCAAATATAATGAGTAGATGGTTTTCTAAGTCAAAATCGTAAATTCATTTGAAATATATGCTTGTTTACCTTGTATCCATGTTGAAATCATAGCATGTTCGAGAAGTGTTAAACCAGGAAACTTACTTAAAGGTAGAACCCCAGACTTAATATATTCTTGTTCGAAGAATTCAAACAATTTAAAATACATCTCACATAATTCAGTTTTATTTCTCCAATCATATTTAATTCCAGTTCCAGGACATTGCCCTTTACACATAACAAAAAATCTACATCCTTTACAACCACCATATTCTTGTGGTGTATGATATAATGCGACTTGTCTTTCATATCCATATGTATCTGACTTGAAGAAATTTATTCCTTCTTTATTAGTTCTTCCGCAATTATGTCGATTTCCTTGACCATCTACAGCTCTTACTGCTTGTGTTGTGTGTGGATCGCAAGCTTGGAATGTGCATGTTGCTTGTTGATCGTCGCCCAATAACATTCTCTTTATGTCATTAAACATATCAAATTTCATATTCTTAAGAGTTGTTTCAAATTTAGCCATATCTAACATAATCTGTACATTCTCTTCTGACGTTAAACCAAACTGTTCTGTGATAGAATCATATTCAACTTCAAGTACATGAAGTCTAACACTCATAATACCTTTTTCGTCAAGTTCTTTCAACCAGATTTTCAATTTATCTAGATTAGACGTATTGTATTTTGTTAATGTTACAATTAACGAAGGAATAACACCACTATCTAACATCTTATCAATAGCATCTAGAGTCAATTTAGATTTTCTTCTTGTTTCTTCCAAAGAACCTGACCACCTAGAATCATTCAATTCATCGGGACCATCTAATGATACACCAACCGAAACATTGTATTTCTTGAATAATTCAATATGTTCGTCTGTTATTAGAGTACCATTAGTTTGAATACCATTTCTTCCATATTTTTGAAAACAAAATTTCAATAATT